GTGACCGAAACGGACGTTTGGGACAATGCACCTGTCCAGGGACCGCGCCTGACAGAGAAAGAACAGGTCGAACGGCTTGAAGACGTAGATGTCGAGACGATGCTCTTCAACTGGCAGAAATGGGCCTTTCTCAAGCAACTTCCGCCGGCAGGCGACTGGACGACGTGGCTGCTGATGGGCGGGCGCGGGTCGGGCAAGACACGGGCGGGCGCGGAATGGGTGCGTGCACTGGCGCGGGAGCGGGTGTCGCCGATTGCGCTGGTGGGCGAAACGATGACCGAAGCGCTGAGCATCATGGTGCGCGGCGAAAGCGGCATTATCGCGGTGCACCCCGACGATGAGAGACCGATCCTGCGCGGGGGCAATCGGCTGGTCTGGCCCAATGGGGTCGAGGCGTCGATCATGACGGCATCGGACCCGGAACGGTTTCGCGGACCGCAATTTGCCGCTGCCTGGTGCGACGAGGCGGGAAAATGGCCAAGGGCGGAAGAGGCCTTCGATCAATTGCAGTTCGGGCTGCGACTGGGGGACCGGCCGCGGCAATTGGTGACGACGACGCCGCGGCCGACACGGCTGATCAAGCGGCTGTTGGCCGACCCGCAGACGGTGACGGTGCGGATCACGACGGAGGAAAACAAGGCGCAATTGGCGCCGACGTTTTTGGACGCCGTTGTCGCGCGCTATCGTGGCACGGTTCTGGGACGGCAGGAGCTTGAGGGCGAGCTGATCGAGGATCGACCCGATGCGCTCTGGCAGCGGGGGATTTTCCGCGAGGGCGGGGTGATCGACGGGCGGATCGTCGTGGCGGTCGATCCGCCGGTGACGGGAACGGCGCGCTCGGATGCGTGCGGGATCGTGGTTGTGGGCCGCAGTGGCGAGGGCGCGGTGGTGCTCGAAGACGCGACGCTCAAGGGGGTGGCGCCGCTGACCTGGGCGAGGCGGGCCGTGGCGGCGTTCGAGGCGCATGAGGCGGACGCGATCGTCGTCGAGGTGAACCAGGGCGGGGACCTGGTGAAGGGGTTGCTGACCCAGGTGAAGGCGACGGTGCCGGTGATCGAGGTGCGGGCGAGCCGGGGTAAGTGGGTGCGGGCCGAGCCGGTGGCGGCGCTTTATGCGCGGGGGCTTGTTGGCCATGTAGCGGGACTGACCGCGCTTGAGGATGAGCTCTGTGCCTTTGGGCCGGATGGCAAGGCGGATGGACATTCGCCGGACCGGGTGGATGCGCTGGTATGGGCGCTGACGGAGCTGCTGCTCAAAGGGCAGGGGCCGCGGGTGCGGGTAATCTAAGGATCAAAAAATGCCGAACTGGATGGGCCGCCTGTTTGGCGGACGGACGAACATGCCTAGCGAAACGAAGAGTTTTGGCGGGCATTCGCTGATGACGTTGAGCGCCTTGGGGCCGGCGCAGTGGAGCGGGCGAGGCTATGCGAGCCTCGTCAATCAGGGGTTTATGCGCAATCCGGTGGTTTATCGTTGCATAAGGCTGATTGCCGAGACGGCGAACCGGGTGCCGCTGGTGGTCAAGGTCGATGGCCGGAACGTGAGCGAGCATCCGCTCGTGGCGCTGCTGCAAAGGCCGAATGGGCGGCAATCGGGCGCGGAAATGCTGGAGGCGGTTTATGCCTATCTGCAGACCGCGGGGAATGCCTATCTGCAGGCTGGTATCGTCGATGGCGGGGTGAAGGCACTGTTCGTGCTGCGGCCCGATCGGATGCGGGTCGTGTCAGGCGGTGATGGCTGGCCGGTGGGCTATGATTATACGGCCAGTGGGCGCTCGGTGCGGATTTCGCAGGAGACAGCGCCGGTGCCGGGCGTGCTGCACATGGCGCTGTTTCACCCCATGGACGACCATTATGGCATGGGGCCGCTCGAGGCGGCGCAGACGAGCCTCGATATTCATAATGCCTCGGCGCAGTGGAACAAGGCGCTGCTCGACAATGCGGCGCGGCCGAGCGGAGCGCTGGTCTATTCGACGGGCGGGGGCTCGCTGACGGAAGAGCAGTTTCGGCGGCTCAAGGAAGAGCTCGAAGAGAATTTTTCCGGTGCCGCCAATGCGGGGCGGCCGATGGTGCTCGATGGCGGGATCGACTGGAAGGCCATCGCTATGAGCCCGCGCGAGATGGATTTTATCGAAGCGCGGCATGCGGCGGCGCGGGACATTTCGCTCGCCTTCGGCGTACCGCCCATGCTGCTCGGGATTCCGGGCGACAATACCTATGCCAATATGGCCGAGGCCAATCGGGCGCTCTGGCGGCAAACCCTGGTGCCGCTGGTGGTGCGGGTGGCGCAGGAACTGAGCCTGTGGCTGGGGCCGGCATTCGACGGCGCGCAGGTCGTGCCGGATTTCGACGAGGTCGAGGCGCTGGCGGAGGATCGCGCGGCGCTTTGGGCGAGGGTCGGCGGGGCGGACTTTTTGAGCGATGCGGAGAAGCGGGAGATGGTTGGTGTCTCGCCCGCCTGACTGCGCTGACAAAGGGGACACATCATGGACGATTTGACGAGAACCATCGTCGAGCGGGGAGATCTTGCGCATCTGGCGCTGTTTTTGTGGGCGACGGGGGCGAGTTCGCTCTTGGTTTGGGCGCTGCGGGAGATGGCGGCGGGGAATAAGCGGTTCAATGATTTCGTGAGCGAGATCGCGAGCCTGAATAGGCTCTTTCGCAAGGGGGATGACTGACATGGCGGATAAGCAGGGGCGGGAGGCGGCGGTGCAGACGTTTCGGCAATTTGCCTGGAACCTGGCGGGGACGCTGGTGGACAAGGGGAAGCCGATGGCGAAACCGCCGGGGCGATCCGCTGCCCGGCCGCAGGGGCGGGCGGGGAGCAAGCGCTGATGGCAGGGCCAATTCCTGTCGATGCCGATGGGCGCTTTGCGGGATATGCGAGCGTGTTCGACCGGCTCGATAGCGGCGGCGATATTGTTTTGCCGGGGGCATTTGCCAAAAGCCTCAGGAGCCGCGCAGGGCGCATTCGGCTATTGTTTCAGCACGATCCCAAGGAGCCGGTGGGCTTTTGGGAGGAGCTTCGCGAGGATTCTCACGGGCTTTTTGCGCGTGGGCGGCTCGTGCCCGGCGTGCCGCGGGCGGATGCCCTCAAACGCCTGATCGAGGCCGAGGCGCTCGATGGGCTTTCCATCGGCTTTCGCACCGTGAAAGCCAGCCGGCAGGCGGGGAACCGGCTGCTGCACGAGATCGATCTTTATGAAATTTCGATCGTGACCTTTCCGATGATGGAGGCGGCGCGGATCGCTGTTCCCATTTCGGCCGGCGCCGCCATTGCGGCCGCCACGAGAACTATCCGTAACCGATAGAAGGATGCCGACATGGATCGGATTGACGACGGACTTGAAACCAAGGCCGGCGCGGGGACTGACGTTGCCGCGCTGTTTGGCGAATTTTCCTCTGCTTTCGAGGAGTTCAAGCGCACCAATGACCAGCGTTTGAAGGAGATCGAGAAGCGCGGCACGGCCGACGGCTTGCTGGAAGGCAAGCTCGAAAAGCTCAATGCCGTGCTCGACGGGCAGAAGGCGGCGCTTGATCGCGCGACGGCGGAGCGTGGCCGTCCGGCGCTCGAGGGCAAGGGCGCGGTGCCCAATGGCGAATATAAGGAGGCCTTTTCGGCCTATGTGAAGCGCGGCGAGGAAAAGGCGCTGCAGGTCGGCGTTGGGGCCGATGGCGGCTATGTAGTGCCGAGCGAGGTCGAGGTGGAAATCACCCGGCTGATGACGGGTATTTCTCCAATCCGTGCCATTGCCGGTGTGCGCCAGGTGTCGGCCTCGATCTATAAGCGCCCGATCACGGTGACCGGGCCGCAGACGGGCTGGGTTGGCGAGGCGGCGAGCCGCCCGACGACGTCGAGCCAGACGCTGGCGGAACTGACCTATCCGACGACAGAACTCTACGCCATGCCGGCGGCAACGACGGCTTTCCTCGACGATGCGGCGGTCGATGTCGGCCAGTGGATTGCCGACGAGGTCAACGCGGCTTTTGCGGCGCAGGAGACGACGGCCTTCGTGACCGGCAACGGCGTCAATAAACCAACCGGCTTTCTTGCGGCGACGGCAGTAGCCGAGACGAGCTGGAGCTGGGGGAACCTCGGCTATGTGGCGACCGGAACATCCGGCGCGCTGCCCTCGAGCAATGCCAGCGATGTGCTGATCGATCTCGTCTATGCGCTCAAGGCCGGCTATCGGCAGAACGCGACCTGGGTGATGAACCGTAAGACGCAGGGGACGCTCAGGAAGCTCAAGGATGGCGACGGCAATTACCTCTGGCAGCCTTCGGCGACGGCGGATGGTCGCGCGAGCTTCATGGGCTTTCCGCTGGTGGAGGCGGAGGACATGCCCAATGTCGGGGCGAACTCGCTTTCGGTGGCTTTCGGTGATTTTCGTCGGGGCTATCTGATTGTGGATCGCCAGGGGGTGAACGTGTTGCGCGATCCCTATTCGAGCAAGCCCTATGTGCTGTTTTATACGACGAAGCGCGTGGGTGGTGGGATCGCGGATTACGATGCGATCAAGCTGCTCAAATTTGGGGTCAGCTGAGGGCCTGGGCAATAGCTTGAGATAATCACACCTACCGGCCCCCTTCTCCCCTTGTGGGAGAAGGTGCCCCGCAGGGGCGGATGAGGGGTATTCTTACAGTGTCCCCTACCCGCTCCTCTGCGGAGGATGGATACCCCTCACCCTGACCAATTTGCTGAACGCAAAGTTGGTCTGTCCCTCTCCCACAAGGGGCGAGGGGAGGGCCGGTGGCTTCCAGCTAACAATCCAAAGGAACAAAAGAATGACGTCCTATCTCCTGGCGGGGCCCGCTGAGGAGCCGGTTTCGCTTGTCGAGGCGAAGGGGTTTCTGAAAGTCGAGGATGGTGCGGAAGACGGGCTGATCACGACACTGATCGGGGCGGCGCGGCTGCATGTGGAGGGCATCACTGGCAAGGCACTCTTGGCGCAGAGTTGGCGGGTGGTGCTCGACGATTGGCCGGAGAATGGCGTCGTCAAGCTGCCGGTGGCGCCGTTGATTGCGGTGACCGAGATTTCGGCGACCGATGGCAATGGCGCGAGCCATGAGCTGCCGCTGGGGCAGTTCCGATCGGAGCCGGATCGGCTGCTGGTGCCGCGCGTGGTGGTCGGCATGCCGGCGCTGCAGGAGCGGCAGGGGATCGAGATCGATTATGTTGCGGGGTTTGGGACCGAACCGGACGAGGTGCCGGCAGATCTCAAACAGGCGATGCTGGGGCTGATCGCGCATTGGTATGAGCATCGGGACGCCGTCATCGTCGCGGGTTCAGGGGCGGTGGTGCCCACAGGGTTCGACCGGCTGGTGGCTTCGCATAAGCGGGTGCGGCTGTGAGCAAGGCGGTGCCGCCGATCGGGACGCTGACTGATCGGGTGCAGCTGCGGCGACGAGAAAGCGTGGCGGAGCCGGAAGGCGGGCATGCGCGGATTTTTGTGCCGCTGGGCAATGCCTGGGCGCGGGTGCGCAGCCTTTCGGGGCGCCAGGGCAGCAATGCCGATGGGCGCATGGTGGCGATTTCGCATACGGTGGTTTTGCGGTTTCGGCCTGATCTCGGGCCGGGCGACCGGATCATCTATCGCGGGCGCAATCTCGATGTGGTCAGCGCGGCGGATTTGAACGGGCGTCGGGCCTATTTGAGCTGTTCGTGCAGCGAAACGCAGGTGACGGGATGAGCCATCCGATCGTTTTGCTGCAGGGGGCGCTGGTGGCGGCGCTTGAAGCGGATGCCGGTCTTACAGCGCTGATCGGCGCAGGCGGCGTGTTCGATGCGCCGCCGCAGAATAGGCCGGCGCCCTATGTGGTGATCGACCGGCACGATATGCGCCAGGCCGATGGCGACGGGACGCCGGGGCAGGAGCATCGGGTGATGGTGCATTGCTGGGCGGATCGGGCGAGCCGAAAGGCGGCCCTGGCGATTGTCGAGCGGGTGATGGCGGCGCGGTTTGGATTGGCGCCGGTGGGCTTGGCGGTGACGCTGGCGGAGCATGTGCGGACCGAGACGATGATCGATACTTCGACGGGGCAGGCGCGGGCGGCGGTGCTTTTGCGGTTTTTGACGGAGTAGCGGGCACCCCACCTAGCCTCCCCCTGAGAGGGGGAGGGACGCGCTGGTGGGGGGGGTGACACCGAGAGAGGGACCAAGAGAATGGCGGCGCAGAGCGGCAAGGATATGCTTCTAAAACTCGACCAGACGGGGTCGGGGAGTTTTCTGACGGTGGCGGGGCTGAGGACACGAAGCCTGGCGTTCAATGCAGCGAGTGTCGATACGACGGACCAGGAAAGTGCGGGGCGCTGGCGGGAATTGCTCGCTGGTGGCGGGGTGAAGCGGGCTTCGGTTTCGGGGGCCGGGGTGTTCAAGGATCAGGCTTCGGATGGGCTTATCCGGAGCCTTTTCTTTGGCGGCACGATCCGGAATTGGCAGCTGATCCTGCCGCATTTCGGCACGGTGGCGGGACCGTTCCAGATCGTGGCGCTGGAATTCTCGGCTGACCATGCGGGGGAAGTGACGTTCGATCTGGCGCTGGAAAGTGCCGGGGAAGTGACGTTCGTGGCGGCTTAGGGAAGGCTCCCTTACCCCAACCGAATTCGCAGACGCGAATTCGGTGAACCCAAGAGGGTCGACCTCTCCCCCCCCCCCCGAGGGTGAGGTGTCGCTGCGCGACGTTTTTCTGAGGAGACAAAATGCCAAACATTTATCGAGGAGAAATCGCTACCGTGATCGGTGGCGAGACGCGCACGCTTTGCCTGACGCTGGGGGCGTTGGCGGAGTTGGAGGCGCGTCTTGGGGCGGGGGATCTGGCGGGACTGGCCGAGCGGTTTGCTGGCGGCAAGATTTCGGCGCGGGATTTGACGGCGATTATTGGGGCCGGATTGCGCGGGGGTGGCAATGCCATTTCCGACGATGACCTGGCGCAGATGAGCGTCGAGGGCGGGTTGCGCGGGGCGGCTGATATTGCGGTGAGATTGCTGCAGGCGACATTTGGGGAAGCGGCATGAGGCCGTTTCCCTGGAAGGACGCCATGCAGTTTGGCTTGGGCGTGTTGCGGCTGCCGCCCGAGGTTTTTTGGAAAATGAGCCCGCGTGAACTGGCGGCAGCCTGGGGCGCAGTGGTGGGCGAGCGGGCGGGGTCGATGGACCGGCCGGGGCTCGAAGCGCTGATGGAGAGGTTTCCAGATGGCCGGTGATCTTTTTTCGGACGATTTCAGGACCGAGTTGACCGATGTGTCGGTCGAGATCGAGCGCATCCATGTGCTGGCAAACGGAGTGGCGCGCTCCATTTCCTCGGGATTTCGCAGCGCGCTGACCGATGGAAAATCGTTGCAATCGGTGATCGCCGATATCGGCAAGGCGTTTTCGGACATGGCGCTGAAGGCAGCGTTCAAGCCGCTGGAGATGCTGGCGGGCAAGGCGCTGGAGGGGCTGTTTACGGGCCTCAATCCCTCGATCATTCCCCATGCCAAGGGCGGGGTGATTGCAGCGCCGACCTATTTTCCGATGGGTGGGGCAATCGGGCTGGCGGGCGAGGCGGGGCCGGAGGCGATCATGCCGCTGGCGCGCGGGCCCGATGGTCGGCTGGGTGTCGCAGGCGGCGGTGGCGGGGTCAATGTGACGTTCAATGTGACGGCGAGCGACGCGCGGAGCTTTGCGGCGAGTGAAGCAGAGGTGAGCGCGATGCTGTTGAGGGCCGTCAGGCGGGGGTCGAGGGGGGCCTAGTAGGACCCCCACCTGGCCTCCCCCTGGTAGGGGGAGGGGTCTGCCGGTGGCTCACAGACCAGGAGACAAACGTGATGTGTCCCTCCCCCTTCAGGGGGAGGTTAGGTGGGTAGGGACAAAAAAATGGCATTTCATCATGTGCGGTTTCCGCTCGACATTGCGCTGGGGGCGCGGGGTGGGCCGGAGCGGAAGACGGATGTCGTCACCCTCGCGGGCGGGGGCGAGCAGCGTAATGGGCGGTGGGCGCATTCGCGGCGGAAATATAATGCCGGCTACGGGGTGAAATCGCGGGCGGATATGCACGCGGTGCTGGCGTTTTTCGAGGAACGGCGCGGGCGGCTGCATGGGTTTTTGTGGCGCGATGGGATGGATCATTCCTCGGGTGGCATGGTGCCGCTGCCGGGAGATCAGGCGCTCGGCACCGGCGATGGCGCGACGAAGAGTTTTCAGCTGATCAAGACCTATGGAGCGAGTTTTGCGCCCTATCAGCGGCCAATCCGAAAGCCGGTTTTGGGGTCGGTCCGCGTGGCGGTGGCTGGCGTTGAGGCTGTGAGCGGCTGGAGTGTCGATATGACGACGGGGATTGTCAGCTTTGCGGTGGCGCCGGGTGCTGGGGCTGCCGTGACGGCGGGGTTTCTGTTCGATGTGCCGGTGCGCTTCGATACCGATCGGCTCGATGTCGAATGGTCGGGGTTCGATGCGGCCGAGGCGCCGAATATTCCGCTGGTGGAGATCTTGCCATGAAGACGGTGAGCGCGGGGTTGGCGGCGCATCTGGCGCAGGGCGAGACGACGCTGGCGACGTGCTGGCGGGTGCTGCGATCCGACGGGGTCGTGCTCGGATTTACCGATCATGACCTGGAGCTTTTGGTCGAGGGGACGGCGTGCCGGCCGATGCATGGGCTCGAGGGCGGCGAGGTGCCGGTGCGGCTCGGGGCGCAGGTGGAGACGGGCGAGGTGCTGGGCATTCTCGATGATGCCGCCATTGCCGAGGACGATATTTTGCTCGGGCGCTACGATGGCGCGCGGGTCGAGACCTGGCGGGTGAACTGGCACGCACCGGAAGAACGGCTGCTGCTGCGGGTCGATACGATCGGCGAGATCGTGCGTGAAGATGGGATTTTTCGTGCGGAACTGCGCTCGGCGGAAGCAGCGCTGAACAAGACCGGTGGGCGGCTCTATCAGGGGCTGTGCGACGCGGTGGTGGGGGATGCGCGCTGTGGCGTCGATCTCGATGCGCCGGGGCGCTGGGCGGTGGCGACGGTGGTTTCCGTGGTCGATGCGTTTCGGGTGGAAGTCAGTGGGCTTGGCAGCTTCGTCGAGGACTGGTTTGCCTTTGGCATGGGGCATTGGAGCTCGGGGAAGAAGAGCGGGCTGGCGGATGCTGTCTTGGCGCATCGCAAGAGTGGCGCTGGCGATCTTATCGGATTTGGGCAGCGGGTGGGCGACTGGGTCGTGCCGGGCGACACGCTTAAGGTGACGGCGGGGTGTGACCGGCGCTTTGCCACGTGCCGGGACAAATTCGGCAATGGCGCGGGGTTTCGCGGCTTTCCGCATGTGCCGGGCAATGACTTCGTGCTGCGCTATCCACGCGAGGGCGACGCGCTCGATGGACGGGCGGTGGTGCGATGACCGGCGACGCGGTGGTTGCGGCAGCGCGGGCCTGGCTCGGCACGCCCTATCGGCATCGTGCTTCAACGCTAGGCGCAGGGTGCGATTGCCTGGGGCTGCTCCGCGGGGTCTGGCGGGCGCTTTATGGCAAGGAGCCGGTGGTGGTTCCTGCCTATCGAGCGAGTGTGCGAGATCCGGAGCATGCTGGGGCGCTGCGGGAAGCGGCGGAGCAGTTTTTGCTGCCGGCGGAGGGGGCGGTTGAGGCGGGGCAGGTGGTGCTGTTTCGGCTCAATGGGCTCGACGAGGCGCGGCATTGCGGGATTTTGGTTGGAGCCGATCGGTTCCTCCATGCGCAGGAAAAGCTCGGCGTGGTCGAGGCGAATTTGACTCCGGGCTGGGCGAAGCGGGTGAGCGGACGGTTCGTGTTTCCTTAGGTTCGGCCGATACCACTTTCCAATCACATGCTCCTCTGCGGAGGAGAGAATACCCCTCACCCTGATTTTCTGCTGAACGCAGAAAATCTGTCCCTCTCCCTCAAGGGGCGAGGGAGGATCGTGGCTCTCAGGCAATGGTGAAAACATGGCGACTTTGGCTTTATCCTTGGCGGGGCAGTTTGCCGGGGCGCTGGTGGGCGGGCCGATCGGGGCGACGATCGGGCGGGCGCTGGGGGCGCTGGCGGGGAGTGCTGTCGATGGGATGCTGTTTGGCGAAAAGCCGCAGCAGCGCGCCTTTGACGTCCGCATTGGCGGATCGGCGGAGGGCGTGCCGATCCCGCGGCTCTATGGCTGGGGGCGCCTGGCCGGAAATATCATCTGGGCGCGGGAGCTGGAGCGGCTCGGGGGTGAGACGTCGGGCGCCAAGGGGTTTGGGCAGGAGGAAGACGACGAAATCGGCGCGAGCTTTGCCATCGGCTTTTGCGAAGGGACTGCGGCGCGGCTGGGGCGGATTTGGGCGGATGGGCAATTGCTCGATACGCGCGGGCTCAATTTCCGCTTTTATGCGGGGAGCGAGGACCAGGCGCCCGATAGCCTGATCGAAGCGACGCAGGGGACGGGACAGGCGCCGGCGTACCGCGGGCTTTGCTACATCGTGTTCGAAAACCTGCCGCTCTCGCGCTTCGGCAATCGCATTCCGCAGATTTCGGTGGAGCTGTGCCGGCCGGTGGGCGAGCTGGAGCCGGCGATAAGGGCGATCACGGTGATCCCCGGCGCGACCGAGTTTGGTTATGACCCGGTGCCGCGCTTTCGCGTGTTGGGACGGGGGACGGGCGAGGCCGAGAACGCGCATGTTTTGCCTGGTGTCAGCGACTGGACGGTGTCGATCGACGAGTTGCAGGAGCTTTGCCCGAACCTCAAGCATGTGTCGCTGGTGGTGGCCTGGTTTGGGGACGATCTGCGCTGTGGGTCCTGCGCCATCGGGCCGCGGGTCGAGTCGGCGGAGCGTGTGGTCGAGGGGGTCGAATGGAGCGTCGCGGGGTTTTCGCGCGGGGATGTGCCGGTCGTGTCGAGCCATGCGGGCGGGCCGGCTTATGGCGGTACGCCCTCGGACGCGGCGGTGCGCGCGGCGATTGCCGACCTCAGGGCGCGTGGGCTTTCGGTGACGCTTTATCCCATGGTGATGATGGATGTGCCGGCGGGTAATGGCCTGCCCGATCCTTATGGCGGGGCGATGCAGGCGAGCTATCCGTGGCGCGGGCGGATCACATGTCATCCGGCGGCTGGACGGGCGGGGTCTCCCGATGGGAGCGCAGCGGCTGCGGCGCAGGTAGCAGCATTCGTGCCGGGTTATCGCGCCATGGTGCTGCAATATGCGGGCCTAGCGGCGGAGGCCGGCGCCGAGGCATTCATCATCGGCTCGGAAATGCGCGGGCTGACGACGGTGCGCGGGGCGGGAAACACCTTCCCGTTCGTTTCGGCGCTGGTGGCTTTGGCGGACGATGTGCGGGCGCTGGTCGGGCTCGGGGTGAAGCTGACTTATGCGGCGGATTGGAGCGAATATGCCGGAGTGCAGGGCGGGGGCGAGAAGTTTTTTCACCTCGATCCGCTCTGGGCATCGGCTGCCATCGATGCGGTCGGGATCGACTATTACATGCCGGCGGCTGACTGGCGCGAGGGCGAGGGGCATCTCGATGCCGCGGCGGGGGGCATCCATGATCTTGGTTATCTCGGCGGCAATATCGCCGGGGGCGAAGGGTTCGATTGGTTCTATGCGAGCGACACCGATCGGCTGAACCAGGTGCGGACGCCGATTGCGGATGGCGCATATGGCGAGCCGTGGATCTGGCGGTTCAAGGATCTGGTCAGCTTTTGGAGCCAGCAGCATTTCAACCGGCCGGGCGGGGTGCGAGCGGCTGTGCCGACGGCCTGGGTGCCGGGGGCGAAGCCGATCTGGCTCATGGAATTGGGCTGCGCGGCGGTCGACAAGGGCGCGAACCAGCCCAATATTTTTGGCGACGCCAAGAGCGCCGAGGGTGGGCGGCCATACTTCTCCAATGGGGCGCCCGATGCGCTGATGCAGCGGCAATATCTGCGGGCGCACTACCGGCATTGGAGTGATCCCGCGAAAAATCCGGCGGGCATGGTCGATGTCGAGCGGATTTATTGCTGGACCTGGGACGCGCGGCCTTACCCGGCTTTTCCGGCCTTGACCGATTTCTGGGCGGATGGCGCGAACCATCTGACGGGGCATTGGCTGACCGGGCGGCTTGGGGGCATGGCGACGGACGAATTGGCTGCGGCGATCGCGCGGGATCATGGGGTGACGCTGGTTTCGGGGGCAGCGCAGCCGATGGTGACGGGCGTGATGTTGGCATCGCCGGGGACGGCGCGAGAGGCGCTGGAGCCGCTGCTGGAGATTACGGGGCAGCGGCTGCTGGCGCGGCAGGGTGTGCTGACGGCCGTCTCGGCGCGTGGATCGGCGGCGGTGACGTTTGATCACGAGGCGCTGGCGGAGGGCGAGGGGCCGATCTTGGCGCGCCGTCGGGCGGCGGCCGAAGAGCGGCCGGCACGATTGGCGCTAAGTCATATCGATCGTGACCGGGATTATCTGGTGGCGACGGCGACGTCTATCCGGCCGGGGACGGGGCCGTTGGTCAGCGAGAGCCTCTCCATGGTGCTCGATGGGGCAGGGGCAAGGCTGGCGGCGGAACGGTTGCTCGATGATCGAGCGGCGTCGCTTGATACGGTCGAACTGGCCCTGCCGCCGAGCCTCCTTGCCGTGGAGCCGGGGGATCGGGTGGCCGTGGAGGGGCTCGCCGAGGGACCGTTCGAGATCACAGAAATCCGCGACGGGCTTGTACGGCGGGTAACGGCGCGGGCGGTGGCGGCTGGAGTGGCGACGGCGGCGGGGCTGACGCGGCCACCGGCGCCAGCCCCAGTGGCTGGTTTGACGGCAACACCGGTGATTGCGCTGGCGCATTTGCCGCCGGATGCGGGTGATCTTACGCGCAGCCGCCTGGCGGTGGGCGCGTTTGCGCGGCCCTGGCCGGGAATGGTGCGGCTGGTGGATGCGGCGACGGGGGCGGCACTGACGCAAGTGGAGCGGCCGGCGACGCTGGGCGAGGTGGTAGAGGCGATTGGGGCTGGGCCGCGGGCGGTTTGGGACAGGGGCAATGTGCTGACCATCCGGCTTTATGGCGGGCATCTTGCCGATGGGGCCGAGCCAGCGGTCTTGGCGGGTGGCAATCGGATTGCGGTCGAGACGGATGCGGGGGCTTGGGAGGTGATCGGCTTTACCGCGGCTGAACTCATCGAGGCGGGGGTCTATCGGCTGTCCAAACTTTTGCGTGGGCTGATCGGGACGGATGCGGCGGTGGGGCCGGTTTCCTCGGGTCGTAGCGTCATGGTGCTGGATGGTCGCGTCAGTGCTGTGCCGGTGGAGTCGGGCTGGCTGGGCGAGGCGCGGGATGTTCGGGCTTATGCGGGCAGCGCTGATCTTGTGGGGCAGGTGGTTTCGGCCCTGACGCAAGTGGCGGCGGCCCTGCCTCTGGCGCCGGTGCATCTGCGGGCCAAGCGGCAGAGCGATGGAGCCATCGCCTTCAGTTGGATCAGAAGAAGCCGGGCAGATGATGATGCCTGGGGCGTGGCGGAGCCGGGGCTCGACGTGGTGCCGGAGCACTATCGGCTGTCGATTTTCGATGGATCCACAGTCAAGCGCGTCATCGACAGCGGAGCGACGCAGGCGAGCTACAGCCTGGCCGAGCAGGTGGCTGACTTTGGCGGTGCGGCGACGGGCTTTGTCTACACGGTGGCGCAGGTGAGCCCGGCTTTGGGAGCGGGGCAGGCACGGGAGCAGGGCTATGGCGGATGAGCGGTTTGAGCAGTGCCTCAGGGAAGTTCTGCGGCATGAGGGGGGCTATAGTGACCATCCGAGCGATCTTGGCGGCGCGACGAATATGGGGATCACGCGCAAGACGCTGGCGCGGTGGCGAAAAATTTCGCCCTGGACCGACTTGCCGAAAAGCGCGGTGAAGGCGCTGAGCCGGGCCGAGGCGGCGCAGATCTATCGGGCACAATACTGGAACCCTTGTAAGGCCGGGGCGATGCCGGCGGGCGTGGACCTCGCGGTGTTTGATTTTGCGGTCAATTCCGGGCCGGATCGGGCGGCGCGCGTCTTGCAGGCGGCGCTCGGCGTCGCGGCGGATGGTGAAGTCGGGCCGAAGACGCTCGCGGCGCTTGGTGCGGCTGACAGTAGGGCGCTGATCAACGCGGTTTGCGACCGGCGGCTCGCCTTCCTGCGCGGGCTCGCGACTTTTCCGGTGTTCGGCCGCGGCTGGACCAGCCGAGTGGCCGCGGTGAGGGCGGCTGCGCTGGGCGCCGTCGAAAATTCCACTTCCATGCAAAGGAGACTGCCGATGGATGTTTTCTCGGGCTATCGCACCTATATCGTCGCGGCGTTCATGCTGCTGGCCGGGTTGGCGCAGGTTCTGGGTATCGACCTGCCCTCGCTTGATGGCGGGGCGGCGGGCAATCTTGTTCTCGAAGCGCTGGCCATCATCTTTTTGCGCAAGGGTTTGAAGGCCGGCGCGGCATGA